GGACGCATCAACACTGGACTATGCAGTCTGCATAGCTCTCAGTACAGGCCGAAGAGCTTCATGAAGCCCCTCGTGCATGTTACGGGACCATAGTCATCAGATGACTGTGAGCCCCGAGCACGGACCGCCGGCATATTGCCCGGGAGCCTCGTGTAATTGACTGCTGGTGTGGTACCAGTTGTCGGTCTCGCGAACATTTCATTTAAGGTGAAATTATCGCGAACTTCGGAGAGCCGCCGTAATTCGGCCTCTCTTCTGGCTCTTAAATGCTCTCTATCGCGAGCATCGAGGAGGTGGGATATTCTAGGGTCTGTCAGACGCAGAACATTCCGCTGCTGAACGTTAACGGGTTCAGCCATTTGGTTCGTGATAGAATAGCTTTCTGTCACACCCAATACAACCCTCCAATCTAGCTGAAGATTGAGGGGATTGTACAGCGGTTTCACCGCTGGTACAGGAAGTTCGCCCGGCTCCGGGGAAACGACCTGATCGGGTTCTTCCCTTGCAGTTAAGTCAAGGTTGGACCCGGTGCCGACTGCGTAATCGGTTGCAGTTGGCAAAGGCTGAGTCCTCGGAATCTCTGAGGTAGCAGCCGATGTAGTTCGAGGTAGTAAGTCTAGCTCGTCCTTCTTCTGTGAGAATACTTTCCTGATGGAATGTAGTACGTCACTTCCAGCATTTCCGAAGACTTTGTCGACGAATGCCGGTTTGGAGATGTTTTCTCCAGTTATGCGCACTAAGATGTTCACTAAGTGCAGCACAGGTTTCGTAAGAGGATCTCCCATGAGTACTCCCTTACGAAGCATTACTTGGCGCGGAGATGTGAAAGGACTCTCCCCGTTCCAAGGTTCGCCGATCAGGGACATCGGTCCTTGAGCTTCGAATACGATCGGGCGCGGCTGATAGCACGTCGCATTTACGATCATCTGGAGAATCGGTGGAATTCCGCACCGGCCCATCCAGTACCTCGAGATTGCTCTGGCAACCTCGTGGTTCATTGCATCTGTCGCGTTCTCATAATCGGTTGAGGACAGAAACAGGTCTCGGAAGGTAGTAGTTAGTAACTTCTCACCATCCGAATTAGTCTTAACGCTCTCTGATAGAGGATTAAAACTAACCTCCTTCCCGGTGTCTGTGAAAGACTTCCGGAAGGATTGCCAAGCGT